AGCCTCCTTAAAACTAGCCAACGCAAAATAAACATCGTAACCCTTCGTATCAAAGTCTTGCGCTGCATCAATTAAATCATCCACGGACTCAAAAAATTTCTGACTCCTCCTATCCGCAGACGTGTTAGATGCAAAAACACAATACGACCCACTCTCTGGTAGCGCCTCCTTTAAAAATATTGCTGTTTCCATAAGATAGATCCGAAAGACACCACGGCAGGGGCATTGTTACGCCCTCTTCGACTAATCTAGCCGTGGGTATTGTTGAATGAATGGGCTTCTTCTAGAAGAGACCCAAATTAGTTAGGACTAGTCGTCCCAAGCATCAACAAGGTCACTCAGATCTTCTTTCTCTTTCGGGGCAGCAGACTTTACTTTTGCTGCTTTCTTCTTTGGTTCTTCAATGGGTAACTCGATAACGTTATCCACCTCCGAACTGCTTTCGGTTTCGACCTCAAAGAATGGGCTGTCATCATCCCCTTCAGCGTCATCGGCACTAAACCCATCAACTGAGTCAAAGGGAGAAGCTACCTGAACAGGTACATACTTTGTAACCTGCACGGCGCGTAAACGTAATGACACACCAGCACTTGCCATACTGTAGGGTACAAGCACAACCGCAAGGTTAACCGTACTCCCAGATGTTAGTTGAAAATCTTCGGCTAACTCTTTGTTCTTCGCATCGTACTGCTTAGGTTTGTTGGTAACGTCTTTACCGTATGCCCCTTTGAGTTTCGCCTTACCGATATACATACCCTCATCGTCTTTCGTAAAAGGCACTGGGAACTTCTCAGGCCACTTCGCGTCACGTTTCTCCTTGTACACTGAAGCCATCGCAGTCATGAGCGCCTTAGCTTGAGTTTCATTCATCTTGAAAGACATTTCGTATGCTGCTCCATCGTCCAATGGGTCGCACGGTACGCTACGGTTTTCACCGCTGTCGAACTTGTACGTCTTGTTAATACGTGGGTACAGCGCCTCTACATTTGCAATCTTATAGTTCATATATGTTTCTCCAAACATTCATCCATTAAAAATAAAACCGTCTACCTCATCAAATGGGGATGCACCACCGTCCTCCATTGGCACTACGTTTAAAGTAATAGCTTTCGTAGTATCTGGGTGCTTCATCATTATCTGTACGGCTTCGTACTCCTGCTCTTCTAACGGACGCATAGGTCTGAAGAAGAGTTTTGGTCTGTCGCTACTAGGGTCAAAAAAGACCTTCGTTATCACAGCGACTATTGGGGTATTTTGTGCCTCTAGATACCTAGCATAGGCTTGTAGTGGCATATTGACCCCAATTGCGTCCCCAAATATAGAAGCCGAAGATAGTTGTAGCTGATAAACTGTTTCCAGATCATCCTCCATAACTACGGCTAACCGCTGCACAAACTTACATGCACGGCTTTGCCCTTGCCCTGACCCCTTAATATTGTTGACACAATCTAAACAACGCCCCGCTTGTCTTTGTTCTGCTGGAACATCGGTAGCAGGTGTATCTGTATCTGAAGACCAACAAGTAGGTAAAGCAACCTTGTTAGGGTCATAAGCATCCGCGTAATAAATACGGGACATATAGGCTATACCAACTACGATGACATTTACAGAATCTTCTGCTGTTTCTGGCAGACCCTCGAACCGGCGGTTGCGTACACTAATTCTTTTCACTGTTTCAGCCATCAATAGTCTTCGTCAGTTTCTAATTGTGGGACAGTTTCTTCGTTACCACTTACATCACTCCACGTAGCAGAGGTAACATCTTCCCCTTCGGGTGTAGTTAACGCTTCGGTGATAGCTGCTAGGTTGAATCGGTATGTCGAACCGATATGTATGTAAGTGTTTTTAGGAATGATTCCAGCTTTCAGCCAACCACGCACTGTGGCTTGATTCACTTTAAAATGTTCTGCAACATCTGAAATCGGGACAAAAGGGCTACTCATTTTTTCGGTCTCCTGACAGAGATAGTGTATGTTGAATCCGAGTTAAGACCTTTCGGTAACTTATCGGGGTTTTCTTCTAGGTACTGACGCACGTTCTTTTGATTAAGTCGTTTGTCGAAGAACTCTGGTACCTCATTCTCAAGGATAAACTCGTACATGGATTCCCAATCGCTTGTCCAATAGGATTGTTTAATTGACCGGTAAAACAAACCTTCTGAAGTCTTCACGCTGTCAACACCATGTTCTTTGCAGTGGTCAAGCAATGCTCGTTTTATCCTGTCGCGCTCATCTGTGAGAGTACCGTATTCTTCGTCAAACGCTTTCTTCAGTTCAGTGCGTTTTTCAGTTATCTTTAGGTAGACTTTAGTTAGCTTCTCTAAAGATAGGGTACTACTTTCGGCCATTTCGATCTCCTTCACTTATCGAACTGTCCAATATAATGTACTTGGATTTATTACGCAAGGATTTCGTTGTATAAGTCGATCATTTTTGTATGTATGTTTATTTTGTTATCAAGCATTCTATAGACGTGCTTTTCTATGGCAGATCCTTGCAGTTGAACTACGGTACACTTATGGTCTTGACCTGATCTATGTACACGAGCGTTGGCCTGTGCGTACGTTTCTAATGAACTGGTTGGCCCCCACCACACCACTGTATTTGCAGCCGTAAGGGTTACACCATGCGCTGCTGCTTGGGGTTGGATCACTAAAACTTTAGGGTCTTCGAGGGTTTGAAACTGTTTAAATATTTCCGTGCGTTTAGGGGCAGGAACATCACCCCTGATTACTGCTGTCGTAATCCCGTCGCTACCTAGCTTCTCTACCAACATATCTATAACGTGTTTAAAAGGTACGAAAACAAGGATTTTCTTACTGGACTCGTCAATAACTTCTCGCAGCACTTTGTACCGATGCTTGATATCAAACTCTAGTGACTCACCCTTGTCGGTATAGACAGCACCACAAGATATTTGTAGTAACTTGTTCATGTTAACCGCTGCATTGGCGGCAGTTACTTGCTCTCCCGCTGCATCCATGACCATCCGATCTTTCAACAACTTATAGTATTTTATCTGTTGTCTGGTAAGTTCAACTTCCCGTTTTACATACACCATAGGGGGTAGGTCTAGGCACTCTTCTTTGGTGAACCGGATAGCCGGTTGGAGAACCCTGTACACCGTATCGGTTGCGTCGTCTTTCGGCACCCATCTAAAGTTGGTGATCTTTGTCATCACTCGGTCGCGGAATGACCCGAAGAACCTTGGTACCGCTGACTGGTTAACAAGTTTGGCTATACCATAAGCATCGAGGGGACTCTGAGCTGCGGGAGTACCCGTCATCATCCACAACCATTTATCTGGCGTGAGTAATGCGTTAAGCGTCTTCCATCGCTTGGTCTGTGCGTTTTTATAATGAGTAGCTTCATCCACAATAATCAGGTCAAACCCACCGTTTGCTATAGCGTCTGACACAATCTCTACACCGTCATAATTTATTATCACGAAATCAGCATTGTTGTTGATTATGCCTTTGCGTTTTGCTGCTGGCCCGTAAGCCACGTCTACTGTTCGGTGCATCGCAAATGTAAATAAATCGTTACGCCACGCGGAATCCATGATAGATAGGGGGCATATCACTAGAGCACGTTTAATGTGCCCTTCGTTCATAAGATAGTCTGCCGCCCAGATAGCACTAGCAGTCTTGCCGGTACCCTGCTCGTTGAAGCAGAAGGCACGTTTGTTTAACGTAAGAAAAGAAGAAGTCGTTTTCTGGTGCTCGAACGGCGTGTACTTACCCGTCCACTTATACTTCCCTTCGATCGGGGAAGGTACTTTGATGTTTAAATTTTTAAGTACTTGAGCCTCGTCGATACCCCAGTTAACCATTACTTTGTTATCAGGTAACTGCTTACTTTTGGGTATGACTGTCGTTACTTTTTTAGGGTTGCGAAGCCGCAAGAGCAACGCCTTGTTCTGGTAAATTTCCATCTATATTCCTCGGTAGTAGCCCTGCTTCGTCCACAGATAGGGCTAGGTCTGTTATGAAGGGTATTAGCACCCTTGGACTAGCCTGATTTTTGTACTCGGCAACTGGAGGGTGCTTCGTACGTGGTTTAAAGACGCATCAGGTTCAGCGTCTGGTAGGTTTCTTCTGCCTCGAAACGGGTGCTTTCTTCAGGTTAC